AAGAAAACGGCTGGGGACGATCTGGTCCCGGAGTCCATGGGACGGTAACAGAGTGAGTACCCCTAGACTGAATCTGACCAAACAACCCCTTGCCTACTCTAGCAGCGTAAGACATACCCCATCCAGACTCGAGTATAGACTGAGCCAGCGCCATCTCTACGGGAATGACGTCCATGCGTTGGATCAACTCGCTCTCGTTCTTAGCGCCGTAGTGAATCATGGCGTCTCTCAGCCACAGCGTATCGGACAGGTCTGCGTAACCGACAATGCTTCGCACGAGAATGATACTGAATAGACGCGAGCGATGAGACTCTATGATAGAATTCTCCTCCTCTACCATGTGTCTTACGCATGCTAGAAACGTTTCACGAGTAGGAATGCAGTCTGTTCGCTGTATCTCAGTGGTATGTATCTTTGGTAGGTCACGGCTCCTTGCTTTCTCTTCGTCTGTCAGCATAGAGGCTGATAGAGCGAGAGACGATCTGCGATGAACTTCGCCATCGCTTCCGAATGTACAGGTTATCAAAAATACGCACAGCGCTAAAGAATAGGCGCTGATAAAAAACCTGCTCGACCACAACGGCTTTAACCGCTGTGCTATGTTAGAAAGCACTGTGTGTTTTCTATGCTACCGAATAACGCTCGGAGTGGTGTACTTATGGATCATATAGCTCTCCTTTAGTACAAGTTGTCAGGTCTACTATTTATATCAGGACTGATCTTCAGCCGCCTCGATATTAGACGTCTTGTCGGCCGGCGTGTCGATCGCGATGATGTATTTCTCCACCCTCGGGTCCATCTCGTGGAATGCCTTGAGCTCTTTTCTCACCTCGTACAGGCGGTTGAATATCGCCTGCAGGGTGTTTACGCAGACATCGTCCATGTAGCCGTCGCGCAGGTCAGTCAGCACTGCCTCTACGTTTGTGTCTACGCTGGAGTCGATTGAGTATCTCTCGCCGTTGACCTCTCTGGTCTCAAACGGTGGGAAGAGCAGGTCGCTGACTTTCTTGATCAGCAGGTCGCTCTGGTTAGGTTCACTCTTCTTCATGCCAAACATAATATAATCTCCTATTAAGGTTTTGGAGCTCTAGACTTACCTATGTTATACTTGCTCACGAGAGTCCACTCGAGCTTGTCCTTGTGAGCTATCACCTTGATCCTGCTCATCGCGGCTCTCGGCTCCTTTATCTTCTCGGACTCTATAACGCTCACCAGACTCCACTCCTCGAGAAGAGCCACGATCGTGTTGCGCCGACCTAGGTCCTCGTCGTCGAGGTTGGTCTCCTTGCCGTCTAGCGCGAACAGCTCCTTGAAGTGAATTATGACGTACCTGCCCTGCTTGTGCAGTATGTGGCAGGACTGATAGAGCTTCTTCTCCTTCTTGGAGGAGACACCTATTCTGGTCAGAGTCTCCTTGACCTTCAGGAAGTCTTCCTTGCTGTTGAGCTTGATCTCAACGCCTCGCCCCGAGAATATATCTTCAACTTCCATGACGCGTCAGCCTTATTATTATGTTATAGGTCGACAGCACAGGAAACATCAGCTGACGTCACCGGTACTCTACTGCCTATATTTAGGCGTCGTGGAACTTTACCTTAAACCCAGAATCTTTAGCTATTGAGGAATGATATCGCATCATATCTTCCTTTTTCTTACCGTCTACGCTTCGCATCGCTGGGCGTCTGGCGCCGAGAACACCATATGCTTTGTGTGAATCTCTATCGGTCTTACCCTTCCAAGTCACACCGTCTTCATGAGGCACGAGATGAATGGTTTTGCTGTCGTCTTCTTCAGATACGTATTCACTAAATCTTTTCATATGACCTCTCAGTTTACTATATTTATAGAGAGGGTTACTCGACTCCAGCGGTCATTTCATTGGTAATGTCAGCCAGCTGCTCCTCGCCGAGTGTGCCGACGATCTCCAGAGCTTTCCTGTAGCTGCAGTTGTAGTACTTCATGACGGCGCTCAGCGTCTCGCTCTTGCCGCGCTTGAACCACTTCGAGAAGCGCTTCTTCTTGCGCAGCGAGTTGAGCAGGTAGTCGTACTGGAGCAGGGCCGGGAGGTGGTGGTTCACGTTCATCTCCTGCGCGTGCAGGATCGTGTCAGGATAGTACGACAGAGCCCGATTAACCATGAAAGAGCTGTAGTCGCTCTCGTTCTCCTCCGATATCACGCGGGTCTTGGTGTGTGATACCGACGACACTATGTCGAACGGGTTCACTGGAACTCACACTCCAGCATGATCTCGGTGAAGCACGCCATCATGTTGATCTCAGGATCTGCCGCAAACGCTCCCTGGTAGGAGTACTTAGCGATCGCCAGAACCAGCAGCGGTACGCTGTTCGGCTTGAGGATCTCGCTGGCTCGATCGTAGAGCTTTCGATAGATCGCGTTCTGGTCTTGGTCTGAGTTCTCTGCGACCCACTTCCTGATCTCGGTGAACTGCTTGTCTTTGAGCAGCGGGATCAGGTCCTTGATCGTGGACTCCTTTAGGTCCGCCAGAATGCCGGAGTCGATCTTGCCAGTAACTGAGTAGCGCTGGAGCTCGTTCAGGGCTCGGCGCCAGTCTGGAAAGTACTTCTGCACTACAGCCGCGACCGCGGCCTTGTCGAACTCTACCGACTCGGCTGTGAGTATCTCCACGGCGCGACGCATGAATTGAGCCGCCATCTTCGGCCTGTCCTCGCGGCTGATCGCGAAGTCGATCGGCGGGCACCTAGAGTGCAGTGGCGCGATGATGCGGTTCTTGAAGTTTACTGTGAGGATAAACCCGCAGTTGCTGGAATACTCCTCCATGAAGTTGCGGAGAGCCGGCTGGGTCGAGTTAGGGTTTAGGTAGTCGGCCTCGTCCAGGATTACATACTTACGACCGCCGGCGAGAGATACCGACGACGCGAAGTTCATGATCTCGTTTCGCAGGGTGTCGATGTTGCCGTTCATCGACCCGTTGATCACGATGTAGTCGCACTCCAGCTGCTCAAGCATAGCTCGAGCGATGGTGGTCTTACCGACACCTGGAGGGCCGGACAGCGTGATGTTTGGAATGCTGTTCTGGTCTACGAACTGCTGGAATGTAGCCTTAAGACTCGCGGGCAGGATGGTGTCTGCCACGGTCTTGGGCCGATACTTCTCGACCCAAAGCGGGTTGTCTGTCATCTGATCTCTCTTCTAGAGGCTTTCAATATCGAGGGCCTTCTTGACCTCTCGACGCACGAATATTCTACCATCGTGCTCTCCCATATTATACACGGATTCCATCAGCCTGTACACCTGTGAAATCATGGCGGGAGCTCCCTCGAAGCAGGGCTCCCACCAGTCCTGCTCTCGAAATCGACCTCTCTTGACGAAGATTCCTGCGTCTCGAATCTCAAAGTTGTCGCTGAAGCTCACGCTCAGCCCTCGAACTTTGAGAGCTTGTCCTCGACCGCGATGAAGTACGTGAGGTCCTCGGCCTTGAACCTAGAGATGCCTCGCGCGCAGATCGCCACGTCGTAGTCAGCCGGCATGATCTTGATGTTCTCGGCCTTGAATACCAGGCTGAACTTCTTGTTGGTCTCGCCGACCTCGGTCGCGAAGCTGTCGGTGGTTGGGTTGGCCACATCGGCTGCGCCGATCGTGATCTTGCCCTTGTCGCCCGTGACCACCACGTGCGGCAGTCGTAGGACCGACACCACCTTGTTGACGTCGTTCATCGTGTCGTTGGTGAGCTTGAACACTGCGTCCTCGCTCGGGAGCGTGATGTTCTTGTCGGGCGCCGAGATGACCGTGGCCGGGCTGGAGAAGACGTAGTTCATCTTCTTGCCGCCCTCTGAGATAACGGCGTGCTTGCTGTCGATCGACAGCTCCGGCTCCTTGAACAGCGACAGCGCCGCCAGGAAGCGAGAGATGTCGTAGATCGCAAACTCAGACTCGAAGTCCTCCTCGACGTTGGCTCGCGCCATGATGGTCTTGCCGGCCGAGATGGTCGACAGGACCTTGCCTGGCTTCACGTGGATCGACGGGTTGATCGACGAGAAGTTCTTGAGCACCTGGGTGGTGCGTGGGCTGATCTTCAACTTTTGCATGATATAGTCTCCTGTTTTACTTCTTCCTCAGCATCCCGACGTCAGCCGTGGCCGGAGCGCCGATCGACGCCAGGTCTGCGAGCGAGCCGCCAAAGATATAGGTACCGACGTGGCTCATCTGCATCCACGGGCAGAACCACGTGCGCATTCCAGCCTCCTGAACCTTCTGGCAGAACCAGTAGTCCTCGGACAGGTAGCGCTTAGAGTTGGGATCGATCTCGGCCTGGAAGAACTGCATGATCTCACGCGTGCCGTCGAAGTGCTCGGTGCGCACGTGATCTGGCTTGTAGTGATACTGCGGGAACTTCTCGGTAAACTTGCGCAGGGTCTGCTTACGCAGCATCATGAAGCCTGTGCCGATCTCAAGGACCTCTACCGGCTTGTTCAGCGCGATCTGAGTCTGCCCGCCCTTTGGATTGAACACGTAGTCGCCGACGAACTTCTCGAGGACGTTCGGGTTCTGGTCAGCCACGCCCTTGTCGACCGCGTGCTTGATCTTCTCCCAGCTGATGCACTTCTTCGGGTACGGGCCGCCGATGACGTCGTACTCAGAGTCGTCCTCAGAGATGGCCAGGAGCGCGAGCACGTCCTGTGGGTTGAAGCCGATGTCCGAGTCGACGAACATCATATGGGTGCACTCCGATCGCATGAACTCGTCGCAGCAGTAGTTGCGGGCGCGAGTGATCAGCGACTCGTTGAAGAGGAAGTACATCTGGAGATGAATGCCGTATCGCGTGCACAGCGCCGATAGGTCTGCCACCGACTTGGCAAACAGCCCCGCGCATGCGCCGCCATACATCGGCGTACTAAAAAAGAGCTTACGCTCGCGCAGCTTCTCTACTGGAATCTCAATGTTCATTATCTATTTTCCCTTGTAGTGGTCGTTGTGGAGGGCGAACATGACGTAGTGCAGCGTCTTCATCAGGTCGTCCTTGTTGTTGCCGTTCTTCTTGCCATAGCGCCATAGATACTTCATAGCGGTGTTGCGAAACGTAGGCGTGGCGTCACCCATCGCGATCCAGGCGTCAAGACACTGGATGTCCTGCTGGTCTGACTTGTAGTGCTGCCCGTCGGTATTGTCGATGTAGGACTTTAGGTCCGCGAGGATCTTGTCCTCTGAGTACTTATAATCAATTTTAGACATTATATATCCTCGGCTTATTTATGGGCGAATTCCATAATAGTGCTTCTCTCGTAGTCGAGAATCTCATAGGTCTGCTTGTGGTTAGACTGCTTGAGAAGATGGGCCTCGACGGTGTCCAGCTTTCCGGCTAGGGCTAGCTTGATCTCTGCGGCCATGTCTGTCGCGGTACCAACCGGCACGTTCTGGCAGATATGGTTTAGATTCTTCTTAGGCTCAAGCAGCTCGAAGTTACTGGGTAGGCCCATGATGCTCATGCACTCGCGCACGGTGAGGTAGCGGTCCTGCTGGTAGTGCGTCAGAGCCGTGGGAAGGTGTCCGACGAAGGCTCCGATGTAGCTCTTAGGCACCGTGGTCTGACGCCGCATGATGGAGCCGCCCTCGCTCAGCTTCTTGTGAATCCTGTCGCAGCGAGTGGCTGTTCGCTCCTCGCCGATCGACCGACACCACTCAGATACCTGCTTGTAGTCGTGACTCTTGGACTCCAGCCAATCCATGGGGTTGGTCGTGTGGTCTATTATACCATAGAATTCCGAATGTGTGATGCCTTTTTCAACTTTTTCTAACACATACCTGTACAAGACGTCGTCCCTGCTCGGCGTGCGGGTGTTGGTCAGGTCCTGTTGGCTGTTGATCTTAGACGCCTCGTCTAGAAGACCCTCGATCGGCTCTAGTACTCTATCGAAGTAGCTCAGCAGGGGAATCTTACTGCCCTGCCAGAAGAAGTAGAACGAGCGCTCTCGAATCTGGGGCAGGCCGTGCAGTAGAGACTTGGTGCGGTAGATCGACATCACGTAGCCGTTGGCCTTAGCGATAGACAGCAGCTTATTGACCACGGGCTTACCCATCTTACCGGCAAACTGCGGGCTGTTCTCGCCCCAGAACACCTGCGGCTTCAGCGAACCGAGAACGAACTCAGCTGTCTTATACATCCATTCGTTGGTGAGCGAATCGCCCGAGGCGCTGTGAGACAGGGTCGACAGCCCGGCGCAGGGGCAGGTAGTGCCGATGACGTCCACTCGCTTTAGCTTGGGAATCGAGTCGTCGAGCAGGTGATATGGTACGTCCTCGTAGTAGTTCACGAGGTGAGAGTCGTTGCTCTTGAAGGGATCGTACGAGAGCAGGTACTCGGGTCGCGAGCCAAAGGCTCTCTCCTGTCCCAGTACCTGACCGCCGATGAGGGGAACGATGAACGCGTGTTTTATCACTTATTAGCCTCCAGCACTCTTGTTATTTCTTGTCGCTGAACGCTCTTGTCGAGCGGGTGGTTGTCGTACAGGCACTCGCGCTGGGCTGAGGCTAGGTTCTGCAGGGACTGATCGCTCATGCCCTCGATCTCAGACACGCTCAGCTTGGTGAACGCCTCGCCGTAGATCTTGCCCTCGTCGTTCTCGCAGAACAGGATCGAGCCGACGTCGACCACTTGCTGAACGCGCGAGCGCCACCAGCCAGATCCGGCGTGGTAGTAAACCGGCATCAGGCAGCCCCAGCTCTTCTGGTACACCCTGCACATGTCAGGCTCAGTCACGCGCTCGCTCTTGTTCTTGCCGCGCCGAGAGCCGTAGATGTTCACCGGCCACTTGGCGTTCTTCTTCTCAAGCCACTTGCGAGTCTTGTCGTGCATGAGAGACGAGAATACCCACGACCTGTCCTTGACGGGCTCGTCCGAGAAGAACGAGTCGAGCCCGACAGAGTCCTCGCCGAAGTTGTTCTCCGGGCGGCGGTTCAAGTTGTACGGGTTTGGATTATATTGGAACATCCGCGAGGCGTCCCAGCCGGTGTTGAGCTTGGTCAAGTCGCCGCCGGCGAAGGCGCACACCATGAGACGGTTTGTCTTAGCCATGACTCGCTCGACGCCTGCTATGAGATCCTTCTCGTGAGACATGACCTTGTCTTTGGAAGAGTCGCCCATGTACAGGTCAAAGATGTAGTCGCGGTACGGATCGCGAATTCGCGTGGTGAGCTCCTGCCCGTAGCGGCGGATGTTGTCCATAACCTGGTTTACCTGCCAGTCGTCAAACGCCATGATGCAGTTTGGACGAGCCGCGATGGCGTACAGTCCGTCGTAGATGTACTGGCAGAACGAGTTGGTCGAGTGCAGGTAGACGATGACCTCGTCGTACGAGCTCAGGTCCTCGCCGATAGATACCGGTCGCTGGTCTACCTCCCAACCCATGTCCTCTAGACAGCGGATCAGCGAGTAGTGCGAGTTCAGGATCTTCAGCTCCTTGCGGAGGTAGAAGTCTCGATTGCACTGCTCACGGTTGAAGCCTGTGATGAGTATTCGCTTAGCCATAGATATATTTCCTGCACAGATCGAGCTGCTCGAGCTCGTATAGCTTGTCGTTGAGTTTTCTATTTAGCCCTGACGGGTGGGGCAGAGTGAAGTGGTCGACGCCGCAGCGAGACAGAGCTGTTGACGGGAAGTTACCCAGCGCTACAACGCGCTTGTAACCCCTGGCGCACTCTCTCAGCATGTCGTAATCCACGCTCTTGAGAGAGTACTTGCCCTGGCTGTGGATGCAGTTAGTGAACGAGAACACGTCTAGACCTAGGTAGTCTGCCCACTTCGGCAAGCGACTCCAGGTCGTAGACCATCCCTTCTTGGCTGTGGAGGGATTGATGCCGACTACCAGAACTTTCATACGATTAGGTGGAAGTGTCTCTCGTACACGTGTAGAGACCCGACGTTCCAGTAGATATCGCCGGGCAATACCTCCAGCTTTCCGGCCAGAAGCATCAGCACGTGGAGCTGCCAGGCGTAGTCGTTCTTATATCCAAACACGACGTCGTTGCTTCGCATCTGGACGTGAGCCTCAAGCTTATTATCGCGAATCATGTACTGCACGGCGTTGGTGCACATGAAGTCGGACATACCGTCCTTATTGTATTCGTCCCACATCGATGGACGAGTATAGATCATCACGGCTCGGCGAGACTCTGGATTGGCTCTGAGCTCGTTCTCTACTCGGTGGAACTGGTTGCCGTTCTCAAACGAGAAGATGCACCAGCCATAGTTAGAGTTAATGCGCCCGTCCTCTGTGGCCACCTGCTTCCAGATAGCTGGCGGTTCACCGGGAATGTCGTTGACGTTCCGTGAACATGACATGTACCACTCGATCTCGCGCTTGATATAGTCTTGGTTGGGCGTGCCGAATATAGCCGGCTCGTCGGCTAGAAACGAGGCCGATCGAATCTCCAGCATCTTGCAGCCGGTCTTATCGGTTACGTAGTATCCAGCCTTCTTTAAATTTAGAAAATCTCGCCGAACGTCTAATACGTAGTTTATATACATGCTTATAGTACTGGCTTGGTAATCTTCTTGTTGAGCCAGTCGCGATCGGGCTGCTGACCGTCGATACCACCGCGCGAGTAGGCCACGAAGAACGAGGCGTAATTGATAAGGTCTCGGGCTGAGTCCTCGAGCGACTCGAAGTTGGGCTTGTAGTTCTGGTCGTTGCTCATGGCCTCCATGACCGAGCGCATGCGGAGCAGCTTAGCGTTCATGGAGTCGAAGATGCTCTGGCAGCCGTTCGGGTAGTAGTCCGCCTGGCGGATGCTTGAGTTTGGATTCTGGTAGTCGTTCGATTTGCGCAGCTGCAAATCGATGCACTCCTGAAGTACTTTAACGGATTCTTTGTCTGGCATAATCACCTCACCTAATAGCTACACAGTGGTCGTTCTTAATCGCAGATTTATGATCAAACTCATTCTTCAACCAGTCTTCTGTCTTATCAGATAGCTTTATGTACTCGTGAATGTGCTTGGCGTCGACCATGTATTTTGGTATGCAACGAAACACGACGTCGTACTTATTTCCTATCTGCTCACGAGATACTATTACAAAAAGCCTGTTAAACGGCTGGCAGTCTAAGATAGACTGCATCTGGCTGTCGTTAAAGCGAAAGTAATCTGTGCTGTGGTACATGCTCTTGGCCTCACAGATCACGCCCTCGCACTTTAGATCGGTCTTTCGCTTTTTATAGGAGATACCCACCGCACCAGCTGTAATTTTAGCGGTAGACTTAAAATATCCAGTACTCTCCAAAGCCTTCTCACAACACATGCCCATGGCCGTATGCCATCTCACGGTCTTGAAGTCTCTGCGAAAACTTCTCTTCTTTTGTTCCCGCTCCCAGTTGTTCTGGACCATCGTGTCAAAATCTTCCTTGAACATGGGATCGTTCATATCGATTACGACATCTAGCTCACGCAGCGCGTCCATTACTGGCTGGCTGAATATAAACATTCTATCACTGTTTGGTAAAAATGTAAACTACTTTTTATCTTCAATCCACTTCTCGACAAAAACATGGTCGAGAAGAGACTTTAGATCCTTGTGGTCTGGCGCTCGCCATCCCTCGGGCTTGACCAGGTCTGGAAGTCCGAGTGGGTTTGGCCTGCTCTCCTTGATTCCGACTCGCTTGCTCATGTTGGCGGTATACACTCGATCCCAGGCCTCCAGAGCGTCTACGTCAAATGCGTCCAGAGTGCCGATGGCAACCACGCATAGGTCGATCAGGGCGTCGATCGCGTCTTCTGGAGTATCTGCCTCTTCAAGCTCTTTTAATTCTTCTTGAAGAAATTTAATACGGAACTGGAAAAACTCCAGCAACTTTTTAGCCGGCATCTTCTTGATGGCGTCATGGAAGCCGTAGTGAGCGTGCATCTCACCGATATCTTTTACCCAGTTGTCGCTCATTGTCTTAGATCACTCCACATCCAGTAAAGTTCAACGAAAGATTTCATGAGACGAATGGTATCTTTATCTTCCCATACGTCTTTAAGTGGTGTTCCTCTCTCGTATTCTTCGAGGGAAGCCTTACACTTATCGGCTAAGCTGTCGAACTCATCCATGAATCCACTCCGGGGCGTCGCGATTAGTCCACCTGTGCATTCTCGACTTGCCGACGCGGTAGTACTGGCGGTAGTTCTCCACGGGGTCGGCCGAGATCTTGTACTCGTCGGGCATGGCGCAGAGCATCTTGGTGCGGTCGTACTCCTTCAGGTTGAAGGGAGGCGACTGGAGCGGGTAGAGCAGGTCTGCGCACTTGTGACGCTTGCCGTAGCGGTGGGTGTACTCGTCGAGCAGTGCCGCGAAGTGCTCTACCAGCCACAGGTAGTTCTCCACTGAAGTACGACACCACACCGCGCTCGGGTGGTTTATATGGGTGGCCTTGTACAACACCAGCTCGCGCGCGTCGTCTAGAACCCAGCGCTTCATCTTTCGACCGTTGTCGTTCTGAGCCACTAGCATCTTGCCGTCCAGATAGCGGTGGGCGGTGGACAAGAGTTGAGCTGACTCGAGAATCATTTTCACACAGTGTTTATCTACGAGCCATTGCGCAGCTTGAACGGGGTTATCCGAAAGATAGAAAATATTAATTTTGATCACCCTTAAACTTACAATTATCAAAATGCCAGCGTTTCATACTAAACAGACCACCCATTTTATCACAATGGGGACTCATTGTAAATGGTTGTTTGAAACCTTTTTGCCTTACTGGAGAAAATGCTTTATTCCATCCTTCAGTTTGTCTTTTTTTACCTTCTTCTGATATACCCGCAAGAGATTTTTTACCGTGAGCAGATTTTTCTTCAATAGACATTTCAGAAAAACGTTTCTTTTGAGCAACAGACTTTAGACCACGAGAGCGATCAGATTCTTTCATCCCGCGCTTTGCTTTATTAGCAGCAACAGTCATTAAACGTTTTTCTTCTACGCTCATATGAGCACAAGTTCTGGAGTATGAACCTGGAATATTTGTATTCTTTGATTCAGAAAGCAATTGATGAAAAGCTTGATCAGAAAATTCTATATTTTCTATTAATGATAAACCCAGAGCAACAGATAAAGATTTTGCTGTGTCGTAGGTATAAATAGGCATGCTGGCGCTCCTTCTAGCGTTAGAATGGGTGGGTGCTGATAACACCGCGATCCATATCCTATTTATAAAGATGCAATCACTGCTTTCTCCAAACAAGCGGCTTGTTGTTCCACATGCCGCACTTCACGCTCTCGTAGCCGAGAGACCTCACGTACTTGTTGAACTCGCGACCAGCGTCTGCCTGATCCACCACTCGGCCGTTGAAGTCATACTTCTCAAAGTGGCCGATAGCCCACACGTTGAAAGAATTGGCGATTACCATGTACTTGGGATTGAGCCGATCTACGACGTCGCGAACGTGAGCGATTGGGTTCTCGAGGTGCTCATAGAACTCAGAGGCAAACACAAGATCCACGTCGCCCTTGATCTCGTCGATCGCTCCGACTAGCTCAAACCCATGCCTCGCAGCCATTATACCACAGAATCCCCACTGCTTGGTATCTCTAAGATTGACCGCGTAGCCCTTAGCGTTGGGAAAGATCTGCTTCAGAGCGCAGGTGCTGTAGCTGAGCCCGCAGCCTACATCGACGAACGAGCGGATGCTCTTCATCTCGTCGTAGATCTTGTTCTTGGCCAGCTGGCGGATATAGACGCGGCTGTAGGTCTTGAAGCACTGGAAGATGTCGATGAAGTAGTAGTCGTCGTCGTAGACGCTGAACGCCTCATCCATCTCACGCCGACCCAGGTGGTCGTACCACTTGACCGTAAGCTTCTTGAACAGCTCATCGGTCTTGACCAGACGATTGGCCTCGGCGTAGTCGATCTTGTTGTTGAGAGTGTAGTCGGCCAGAAACTGCTCAAACATCTGGCGAGGGCGGTCCTTGATGAAGTCCATTACCAACCCGGCCCGCTCGTCTCACCGAGCTTAGCATACATCTGCACTAGATCTGATCCATATATCGGACATACCATGATACGCTCAGGTAAGCCGTTGGCGTCTTTATCGCCGCTCTCACCGCAGATAAAATAATGTCCTGACATGTCTGGAAGCAAGTGGGCCAAAAGCTTCTTGAGCTTCTGGTTTTCTTCAGCCAGCTCTTCTATGGTTCTCATTGGCTAGCTCTCTTCTGCTGTCGCTCCAGCTTCTTCAGCCGATTCATGGCCTGATGCCTGTGGTAGTCGTTGGCGTGTCGGTAGAACACTAGGCCGTCCATGTGGTCCATCTCGTGTAGAAAGCATCGAGCCGAGATGCCGGTGAACATCTGGGTCATAGTATCACCGTTGGGCGTCTGAAAGCGAACCCTGACGTGGCGCGGTCGCTTGATCTTAACGAAAAGGTTTGGATAGCTCAGGCAGCCCTCGTCGAGCAGGATGGTCTCCTCGGACGGCATGATAACACGCGGGTTGATGCACACGAAGTTCTCGGGCAATCCTCGCATAGCGAAGATGCGGTATGGCACGCCGACCTGGTTGGCCGACAGACCGATGCCGTTGTTGTTGTTGTACATGCACTTGACCAAATCTTGAGAGAACTCGACGAGGTCGAACGGTGGGTTGGCGAAGTCTACCGGATGGCAGACAGCTGTGAGAACTGGATCGTTTTTAGGTACTAGTTTCAAATATCAGCTCC